CAGAATTTCCTTCAGTTTCTTCGACAGGGTCAACCTCCGGTTCTTCCTCAGGTTCGTCTCCATGATATAATCCTCCAAGAGTAATGTTGACACGCGGATAGTTAACATCAACAGATTCTGCAATCCATTTGCTACCGCAGAAATCCACGTATCTCAATCCGGATAAATGATCCTGAAACCATGGATCCATTAGCAACGAAATCTGAGTATTAATTCTGAGCCCATCGTTGATGTGTTCTCCGTTATCTCTATTTCTCTGTAACCTAAATACGTCGCCAGCATACTTTTTGTCGGTTATTATTTCTTTCCATACGTCGTCGCCCATATCCTGAGTTACTGCAAAGCCAATATTTCCATAGAATTTCATACATTTACTCCCATTTTGATTTTATTACGGGGTGAAGGTGGCTGTGACTGACAAGTCCATTTAACTTCTGGCACCCCAAAAGCACCACCTAGTCCCTTAGTTAGCAATTGCTAACAATCAGCCCTGAGCATCATCCTTAATTGTGAACTCATCCATTCCGTCGCCGGAGAAGGTAATAACAGTATTCTCGCCTTCACCCTGCTTGAATGAGAATACAAGTGCGGAATAAGGCTTAACAAGAGCGCCTGAGCAACGTGTCTCGATCAGGTATTTGTTCTGGTTGTAGTCAATATCGAAATCTTCGAACATAGCTACAGCGCCGCCCTTATCAGCACCAACATTGTAATCACTCATGTTAACAACGATAGCAGCAAGGTCACCCTGTGTATCATCTGTAAGACCTTCCATGATCTCAACAGGAACGATCTCACTTACACGGCACTTTGTTGCAACAGCTGCATCTGTCTCATAGAGCATACGTCCGATGCCATCCTCAAGAAGGAGAACATCTGACAGAAGAGAATCTGTTGTGAACATCTTAGGTGAGCCTGAGCCCTTGTAGTACTTACGAGCCTTAAGATTTGCACGAAGGAATGCACGAGCCTTATCGTCATCTGTAGCACCGGCCTTCATTGTAATTGTTACCTTAACAGCAAACAGATCAGCATCCTTCCAGATAGGTCTGATGTGATCTTCAGAGATATGGTCGTCATCAGATGTAAGTCTGCCATCACCAACAAGGATTGCACGAGCAATTTCCTCATCCAGCTGTCCACGCATCTCAGATTTGATCCATGCAACTACATCGAAATCTGTAATATCGATCTGGTCATCACGATCGAGCTTCTGCTTCTTATAGATGGTCTGAGGGTCTGTTGTTCTCTTAAGAAGTGAGAATACCTGCTCCTTCTTGAGGTTGCCCTTAATGTAACCCTTAGCACGAGCCTCATCCTCTGTAAGGTTTGCAAACATTGACTTAATGCGGCTGAAAGGAACATGGTGCGCACCGTTAAGTACCTTAGGAACCCATGTTACATCTCTCTTGATCCATTCCGGAGGAACATTGAGGTTCTTATACTCAGGGAAGAGTGCCTCAATATGATCGATACCATATCTTGCAGCAACATCATCGTGCTGTAGTGCGTCCTCATCATCCAATCCAAGAGATTCGCAGTGTGCAATGTAAGCGTCTCTCAATGATCCCATTCTCTTAGCGTCAGCAATAATCTGCTGCTCGTCAGCATGAGACAGGAAGTTACCAGTTCTTGTGTCTTCGTCAAATGCGTTATGTTTCACGTCATCATCCTCCTCTTTTGATCCGCCTTCTATCATGCCAATAAGGGCATACATGGCGTTCTTCTGTTTTTCATTCATTGTGTCTATTACGTCACCGATGGTCTCATCGCCGCCATCTTCGTGCTGTAACTTCTTATCTTTTTCATCCATGTCGTCATCCTCTTCATCTTCAGAGTCATCGCCTTCGTCATCATCTTCCGGCTCTTCCTCATCATTGTCTTCGGATTCCTTCTCACCTTCCTCTTCTTCGTCTTCATCTTCATCTTTATCTTTATGATAAAGGAATGATTCTTCCTCGAAAGGATAGATGATTGCAGCTCCGTCGTCACCATCTTCTGAGTGCTCAAGAACCCAATCGATGTATGCTCCATCGTTAGCACCAGCTAACACAAGGCTAACTTCTCTGATCATTCCGTGAATAACGTCTCCGGCCTTCTGCTTAAGATGGTTGGCATAGATGGACATAGAAGTAATATCTTTATGCCTAATCTGCTCTCTGGCATTTTTAGCCAAATCGGTATCATTAAGATAACCGTAGCAGTACACACCATCTTCACGATTCTCGAGAATTGCATGTCCGATAACATTCGACATATCGTTATGGAGATGATTCCAAACCAACGGAACTTTCTTTCCGTCCTGATGCTTAAAAGCATTCTGTCGAATCGTACGGCCATCTGTACACAGAATGTCGTTTCTAGTAGCATAGCCACTAAAATCGTAACCACTTGGTACTTTTACTGCCATTTTGATTTATTCCTCCTTATTAAATTTTTCATCACCTTCAACTTCCTTCTTTAAGTTGACTGGTTCTGATTCCTGCTTAGCTTCGTTAAGATTCTTGTTTCTGAGCTCATCTGCTCTAGGATCCTTAGCAGGTTTCCATCCAATCTCCGCACGAAGTTCATTCGAAGATGCTATCTCGTTCCTTGTGAACTTATCCGCAATATCAGCCAACTGACTGACAGGAACAAGCTTAAACGGATCTCTGAAGTACTTGATTGACTGTCCCTGAGACCTAGCAGTCTTGGTAAGGAATGTCCTTATCATGGCTTCTGTAATAGCCGTAATTACAGGGTCAATCGTATTGTTGTAATAGTTTTTCATTGTCTGCTCATCAGCAGTTCCGTTAAGAATAGTGTCTGAGATACCCAATTGCTGGTAAAGCATCGCCGTTAGGTCTGTTGCCTGAGCCCACATTGTGTTCTCAATAGGTCTATTCAACTGAACTATCTTTTCAGCCTGATCAATGTACGCTATTCCGTACTGAGATCCCATTAATTGGTCGGTTATTGCTTTTCTTCTCTCTTCTGCCTGGTTACGTCTTAATTCAGTCTTTAAAGAGTATGGAAGCTGAATGATGAGGTCCATCTTACCTGATGAATTCTGCTCATCTAACCGATCTATTCTATTAAGTGTTCGGATAAGTCTTTGAAGTGTGGAGTTTGGTTCGTTCATAACTGAGTAGAACGGGTTCTCCACTATTGCTACCATAGATTTTGGTAGAATGATTTGGTCTCTTCGACCAGTGTTTTCATTGTAAATTGAAACTCTAATTTTGTCAGGAAACCATTCTGTAATTTTTCCCGTACGAAGAGTAAGTATGTCATAGGAATTGGTTTGAGTAGGATCGTATGTCGTATCAGTCGGTACAATAGCTACGCAACCCTCGTCGAACATTGAAATTACGACATCCTGGATGAATGCACGTCCAGACTGGTCAATGTTAGCCTCAACTGATAGGCATTCGTTCAGACCGGATTTAATCTTTTCCTCATAACGTCCATTTTCATCGCACCTGACATGCTGTATGTTTACAGCCGCTACATCAAGTGAGATACGATTGTAAATCGCGTTTACAATTGACTTCTCGTTAGTTATTGAGAAGCGAGGACGGTCAGGTCTTGATCCTGTTCCATAAGATCCTTCGAAGTGAAAGTCTTTTGTAGGATCTCTTCCCATGAACGCATTCCAGGCGTTTTGGAACCTTTTTTGTATTGTTTCTGGCATGGCTCCTCCTTATTCGTTCTTTGGCTTTTTAACTTTGTATTTGGTTCCTTTATCATAGCTACTAGGAACATAGATCATTGCTAAAGGAGCACCAGCAAGTCCCATTGCTGATACTGATAATAATGATGCAGCATAAGCAGTAACATAGTCCTTGCCTTTGTTTGTGCTACGGATAATCTCTTTGGAATTAACCGTATAACCTTTATCCTGAGCAGTCTTTATAAGACGATCACACTCAGATTTTCCTTTTGAGATATTCTGAGCAGCCCTTTTAATCTGAGCTTCGTTTTCAGCACTTTTTGCTTTGTATTTGTCGATCTTGTCCTGATTAGGATTCTTTTTCTGAAGCTGCTTCTGAGTCTTTTTATCATAAAACTCTTTTCGAGCAGATGCTTCTCTATGGGCTCTCTTATTAAAAGCCATAGCCTGATCAACATCATTTAGACGTCTCTGAAGTCCTTTTCTAGATGAAATGGAAGATGCCTCTCCAGATTGGTATCTACTCCTACCAGCATTGGTTAAACTTCCATCTTCATTCTGGTAACGTCTAATACCCCATTTCTGGCCAAGGATACCATGGTGATACAATTCGTTGTATGCCATCATTATTCTCCTTATTCAAATACATCAACGTTAATCTTATAAGCGACATAAGCGTCCATTAAGGCTGCCACATTATCGATCTTATGTTCATAACGTTTCTTCCATAGTTTTCGGTTACCGTTTGTATCTTCAAGGGTGATACAATTACCCATTGTAAAAGTCATAATTTCTTCATCGAATAGCAGAACCCTATCTTCGGCGAGCTTCTTAAGTTCACCTAAAGGAACTGATTCTGTTCTGGCTCCTTGGATTACTTTTTCCATTCCAAAAGGACCGTTTTCTCTTTCCCATCGCTCAGCAAATTCTTTTGCATTGTATGGGTCAAACCCGAAGCACCTAACATCGTACTCTCGTTCAACAATATGTCTATCTAAGTCATCATAAACTTCCATCATGTTAAGAACTGTTCCGTTAAGAACTATTAAAGAACCTTCTTTCAAAAATATGTCATACTTCTGTCTCAATGAGATTGGAAGATTGAATAATGTTCTT